GGGAAACCTATTGCGAGGGCAGCACGCTCCCGCAACCCACTTCTCGATCCATGTCCACCTAACCAAGGAGTTCCAAAAACTCCAGGATAAAGTGGATCTTCGGTTCCCGGCAACCACACAGATGTGGTTGATTCGAGATCCCTCTGCCGTTTGACTAGATCACAGATGAAGCCTTTTATCGGCTTCGATCCTGGCCATAAGGCGTGGAGTTTTTGGATAGCGGAACGAATCCGTTTTCCATAGGCTCCTGGCCCCATGTCAGGTCTGTCTCCAGAGTCATCCGGTAGCATTAAAGCTAACCGACGCCTTGATATTTCCTCGTTACCTTCGATAAAACTATCTAGGGTACCGCAGTAATACCAAGGTACTGACGTTAGAACACTTGGTTTTGGCGCTGAAGTCTTTTTTGAGTGTTTTACTCTCAATAATAGAGTTTCTGCGTCCTCTTCGGCTAACCTGTTAGCCAAAGAGCTGGAATTCTTCTTCCATATACGGTTGAAGGTTCCAGGGCCAAGTGTTGGAGAACGGTTCGATAAAAGAACCGCAATCCCTTTCCTGAGTGAGCGGGGTGCCACAGAGGTGATTTTGGCTTTCCATCCTTTTCGGGATATAAAACCAGCACCACCTAAGCACCTCGGGACCATCACTGCGACACCGGCGAGTCTCATCCGCTCGATGCTTCGGCTGTGCAATGTTTGTTGCACAGCCCAAACACGGATTGGATTACAACCCGCCCCTACTAGGGAATCCACCACGGCGCCAGAAGCAATCTCAGTCGGTAAACCGACCGTTATTACTTGCTGACCACCAAGGTGAAGTCCCGCAGTGGGAGCAACTAAAGCGCGCAAAGATATAGCCTCATGAATAGTATGTTTATTAAAATAAAATACCTGTTCGTGAGGTGTATACCCTAACCGCTGAAGTTGCCAGTGTCTTAGTAAAGGTCCTGTATAACTCACGAGGATCTCTAGGAACACCCCTCTACCGAGTCTGCTTCGGAAATGCTTTCCTTCAGACAGGATTCCCCCACACTCTCGTATTAGTAAGTCATACTTATCTAAAGAGATTTTGCCACCAATTATGATGGCGTCGTCTCCGCAGATAGAATAACTCAATCTACGAGAAAGTGTGAGTTTCCCTGAGCTGGTCCTTTGAGCCTGGTCTATCCAAAATAGATGGACCAGGCACAAAATACTCCAAGTCGGTGGTAGTCCCATTAGGAGACCCCTTTTAGTAATAAAAGAGGTATCGCTATAAAAGATTTCCATCGGCCCGGTACATAGTTCTAAGCCCGTCAACTCTTCCTCCCGAAAGCGATTCGAATCCCCTAGCCCTTGGACTAGAGATTCAATCAAATCAAGAGGAAAAAGATCAGTTGCTGAGGTCAGATCACTCGAGTTCACCTCGCCCCCGTTTTGGAGGCCAAGTGCGCCTAAATGATCTCCACGAAGCACTGCCGCGAGTCCTTTTGTACGGTTCAATCCATACATAAGCCTGCGACGTGCTAAGTGTCCGAGTGTTAAAGCGGTACCGTGACTTTTAGTTACGATACGTGCCTTAAGACCCGGTTCCTTAATTACTTCAATCTTTGCCTTGCGTAAATCCGGATTGTTTAAATCCCTTTTACAAAAGGCGAGAAGACGTTGCTCAGACACTAAGTCGGCCCACTCCTGGTCTAAAACCCCAGGAGGTCTGTCAGATAACACTTCTGGAGCAGCATCCAATGACTCTCGCACCCATCGAGCTAAACCTCCTTCCTTACGGTTGTAGGAGTAGCAGGCAGA